CGCTGCGGAGATCCCGGCCAGTACCAGCAAGTCAAGGTGCGCCTGGCAGAGATCGACGCCCCTGAGCGCAAGCAGCCGTTTGGCAACGTGTCGCGCCAGCACCTGGCGAAGCTGTGCTTTAAAACCTGGGCTCGCCTCACCCCGCTTAAAACCGATCGCTACCGCCGTACCGTGGCGCGCGTCGAGTGCGAGGGCACTGATGCCAGTGCCCACCAGGTGCGTGCAGGCCTGGCATGGGCATACACCGAGTACCTCACGGACCCTCAGATCAAGCGCCTGGAGGAGTCGGCACGCGCGGCGGGCGTGGGGCTCTGGCAAGACGCGGCCCCCATCGCGCCATGGGTCTGGCGCAAGCGCGCACGTGTTGACCGTGCGAGCCGGGCCGTGCTACCGTAGAAGGCACTCCAAGCGAGTTCGGGCCGGCATATGTCGGCCTTAGTTTTTTATGCCTCCGCGATGACAGTCGCGGCATGGCAATCACACCATCCTTTTTCCTGTTCGCGCTGATCGCCCTGGTGGTGGTCGCGACGATCTATCGCCAGCGCCAAGCACGCGCAGCGCAAGGCAAGGGCCGAATGTTCGGCGGCGTCAGCCCGCGCATGCTGGTCGCCGGCCTGTCCTTGTCCGCTGCCGGTCTGGTCGGCCTCGTGGTCAGCGAAAACTACACGGGCACCGCCGTCATCCCCACTCAGGGCGACCGGCCCACCGTGGGCTTCGGCAGCACCTATCACGAAGACGGCACGCCCGTGAAGATGGGCGACACCACCACGCCCGTGCGGGGGCTCATCAAGGCCCATGCGCACATCAGCCGCGAGGAGGCGGCATTCCGTGCATCGCTGCCCGGCGTGAAGCTGCACCAGGGTGAATACGACCTCTACATGGATTGGGTCTACCAGTACGGCACGGCCGCCTGGCAGAAGTCCAGCATGCGGCGCGAGCTGCTGACAGGCAACTACGTGGCGGCCTGCAATGCGCTGCTGCGATACCGCTTTGCAGGGGGCTACGACTGCAGCACGCCCGGCAACAAGCGCTGCGCGGGCGTATGGACGCGCCAGCAGGAGCGCCACGCCAAGTGCATGGGGCTGCAGCAATGAGCCTTGCCGCCCGCGCTCTGCTCGCCCTCGGCACCTCCCTGGCCTTGGTCGGCGGCGGCTACTGGTGGGGCCACACCGCCACCGACAACGCGTGGCTTGCCAAGCACGCCAAGGAACTGCAGGCCGAGCGCGAGGCCACGGCCCGGGAAACCCAACGCGCCGACCAGGCCGCAGCCCACTACCTCACCGAACACCTCGACCAGGAAGACCGCTATGCCGCCCTTGCTCTCCAGTATCACGACCTTGGTCGCCGCGTACCTCTTGTGGTGCCTCGCCCTGTGGCTGCTGCTGCCCCCTGTCATGGGAGTGACCAGGACGCCACGCCGGCAGCAGGCAGCCGCGACGCGCCTGGCCCTGATGTCGATCGCGGCCCTGCTCTCACTCTTGCTGCTGTCCGGATGTGGAACGGCGCCCTCACGGGCATCGACGCGCCAGCCAGTGCCTGCGGCCTTGCTGGTGCCCCCGAAGGAGCCGACGCCGCTTGTGCCGAGGACTCCGGCCTCACGCTCCAAGACGCCTGGGACAACCACACCGCCAACGCCAAGAGCTGCGCAGCAGACCGGCAGCGCTACCGCGCATTGATCGAGTTTTTAAACAACCGCGACAACCCATGAGCGAACAGAACAACGACCGCCGCCAGGAACTGCTGCTGCTCGGGCAGATTCACGGCCTCGTGCAATCCCTGCGGGACGGCCAGGAACAACAGAACACGCGCATGGACCGCATGGAAAAGCGCATGGAGGAGCACTACAACGGGCTCGATGCGCGGCTGCGCGAGGTTGAAAAGAAGGCGGCTGTGGCAGGCGCCGTTTCGGGCGGCGCGGTGGCAGTGGGCACGGCGCTGGTCGTGGAAGGCATCAAGCAGTTCCTGCGCGGCGGCTCCGGCCTGGGCAACTGATGGCACACCCTGGCGAAAAGCGCACCCAACTGCGCGGCTTCTACATCTTCCAGCGCCTGCCCATGGATGCAGCCTGCGCGAAAGCGGGGGTGCCGCGTGGCACGGCCAACCGCTGGAAAAAAGAGGCCGCAGAGAAGGGCGACGACTGGGACACCGTCCGCACGGCCATGGCCCTGGGCGATGACAACTTCGCCAGCCTGTCCAAGAAGCTGCTGGAAGACTACCTGGTGCAACACCAGGCCACCATGGACCTGTTGCGCGAAGACCAGAAGATGGGTCCGCGCGAGCGCGCCGAAACGCTCGCCAGCATGAGCGACAGCTTCAACAAGACCATGGCGAGCTTCAAGCGCCTGGCGCCCGACCTGGACCGCCAGGCCGTGCAGATCGATGTACTGCAGCGGTTCGTGACGTTCGCCAAGGCGAAGTATCCGCAACACCTGGCCGCCCTGGCCGACATGCTGGAGCCGTTCGGCGAAGAGCTGGCGAAGGTGCGGTGATGGACCGCAACATGGTTTTCATCGTTGCCCTGTGGCTCCTGTTTGAAGGCCACTACTTCAAAGCGCTGCTGCTATTGGCGGCGGCCCTCTAGCCATGGCAAAGAACACCAAGGAATTCCTCGCCGGCCTGACGGCCTTGGCTGACGATCTGCGCCGCCAGATCGACGCCGACATGGACGGCTGGGACGTGAGCCCCGAGGCCATCGCCGAGCGCCGCCGCAAGGTCTGCGACCCGGTGCATGGCTTCGAGTACTGGGACCGCAACTACTTTCCCCACTACGGCAAGGCCGAGCCCAGTGCGCTGCACGTGTACCTGTACAAGCGCCTGCCCGAGATCATCAACAGCGGCACCGGCCAGCGTGATGCCACGGCTGCACCTCGCGGTGAGGCCAAGTCCACGAAGGTCAGCATGTCCTTCGTGTCCTGGTGCGTGGTCACCGGGCTGCTCTGGTACATCGTCATCATCATGGATGCCTTCGAGCAAGCCGCCGAGATGCTGGAGGCCATCAAGGCCGAACTGGAAGCCAACCCGCGCATCGCCAGCGACTTCCCCGAGGCGGCGGGCCAGGGCAAGGTGTGGCGCGCGGGCGTGATCGTCACGGCCAACGGCCGCAAGATCGAGGCGTTCGGGTCGGCCAAGAAGATTCGCGGCCGCCGCCACGGCGCCTACCGCCCGCAGTTGGCGATCATGGACGACATCGAGAACGACGAGAATGTGAACACGCCCGCGCAGCGCGACAAGCTGCAGGCGTTCGTCACCAAGTCCGTCCTGTCGCTCGGCCCGCCCGACGACTCCATGCACGCCATCCTGATCGGCACGGTGCTGCACTACGACAGCGTGCTCGCGCGCTTCCTCAAGAACCCGCTGTGGAATCGCAAGGTCTTTAAAGCCATCCTCCACTGGCCCGAGCGCATGGACCTGTGGGAGCAGTTCGAGGGGCTACTGCTGGGCGGCGAGACGCCACAGCAAGGCGAGGCTGCCGCCATGGCGCTCTACCGCGAGAACCAGGCCGAGATGGATCAGGGCGCGCGGGTGAGCTGGCCGGCTGTGCGTCCGCTGGTCAAGCTCATGATCCGCCGCGCGCGTGAAGGCCACGCCGCGTTCGACTCAGAGCAGCAGAACGACCCCGTGGCGGGCGACGACGCGCCCTTCGCCCACTCCATCCGCTTCTGGGTCAACCGCCTGGCCGAGTGGATTTTCTACGGCGCTTGCGACCCCAGCCTGGGCAAGGCGGGCAACAGCCGCGACCCCAGCGCCATCGGCGTGGGCGGCTACAACCGCGAGACGGGCGTGATGGATGTGGTGGAGGCGGCCATCAAGAAGCGCGTGCCCGACCGCATCATCAGCGACGTGATCGAGATGCAGCGCGAGTACTGCTGCATCGTCTGGGGCTTCGAGTCGGTGCAGTTCCAGGAATTCCTGCGCACCGAGCTGGTCAAGCGCAGCGCCCAGCTCGGGGTACCTGTGCCCGCGCGCGCCCTGATCCCCATCAGCGACAAGCTGCTGCGCATCGAGAGCCTGCAGCCGCACATGCACAACGGCCTGCTCCGGCTGCACAGCAGCCAGACCACGCTTGTCGACCAGTTCCGCCACTTCCCCAAGGCCGACCATGACGACGGGCCGGACATGGTGCAAATGCTCTGGATGCTGTGCGTGACAGGCGGCATCGCCGCCATGGCCCAGGGCGGCAACAGCACCCAGCAACCAAAGACCGCGCGAGAGCGCTACGCGCGGCAGGCCGCGCGCATGTTCCGGAGACCGAGATGAACGAAGCACAACAGCAACTTCTTTTGATCCGTGGCGCCATCTATGCGCTGCCCGAAGCCGAACGCCAGGGCGTGGAGCTGGCCGCCGCCAAGCTGCGCGAGGTGGTCGCGCTGCACAACGACCACGGCGTCATGGCCCTGGCCCTGCTGGGCGCCGAGCTGGCGGCGAAGGACTGACATGGGAATCTTTAAACGCATGCTGGAGGCGGTGGGCTACGCTCCGGCCACCGATGCCGCGTCCAAGCCCGTGCGCGAGGCGGCCATGGCCCAGGGCGACCGCGCCGACGATGCCGGCTGGCGCCGCATCTCCGGCGACGGCCTGGCGAGCATGAACGACCGCGACCTGGAGCCCATGGCCCAGGAGCGCATGCAGAAGCTCGCCGAGTACCTGTGGCAGAGCAACCTGCTCGCCAACCGCCTGGTCGAGCTGCCGTTGGCCTACCTGCTGGCCGAGGGTGTCACGCTGCAGTGCGTGAATGACGAGCACCAGGCGCTGCTCAACGCTTTCTGGAGCGACCCCATCAACAACTGGCCCATGAAACTGGAGCAGCGCGTGCGCGCCTTGGGCCTGCTGGGGGAGCAGTGCTACATCGCCAACGTGCGCGAGGGCGATGGCTTCGTGCGCCTGGGCTACCTGGACCCGCGCCAGATCGCCACGGTGGTCAACGACCCCGACAACCCCGAGCAGCCCATCGGCGTGGTCACCAAGCGCGACAACCGGGGGCGCCAGCACAAGTACCGCGTGATCGTGCTGGGCGAGGATGCCGAGCTGTTCAGCGAGCGCACCCAGCGCATCCGCGCCGAGGACTTCGGCGACGGCGACGTGCTGCTGTTCCAGCTCAACAAGTTTCCCAACGGCAGCCGTGGGAGAAGCGACCTTCTGGGGCAGATGGACTGGCTGGATGCCTACGACAACTTCCTGTTCTCCGAGCTGGACCGCATTGACTACCTGCGGCGCTTTGTCTGGGACATCACGATGACCGGTGCCGACCCTGACGCCGTCAAGAAGTATGAGAAGGAATTCGTGCCGCCGGGCGCCAACAGTGTGTTCGTGCACAACGACCAGGTCAAGCTGGAACCCAAGACGCCCGGGCTGCAGGCGGCCGACACCAGCCAGAGCGCCCGGCTGCTGCGCAACCATGTCCTGGGCGGCGCCACGGTGCCCGAGCATTGGTTCGGCGGCGGCGGCGACGTGAACCGGGCCGCCGCTTCGGAGATGGGCGAGCCCACCTTCAAGATGTACAGCATGCGCCAGGGGTTCCTCAAGCGCATGCTGGAGGAAATCGGCCGCTACGTGCTGTGGTGCAGCGCCCAGACCCGTGGCGTCAAGCCCGACTGGGCCAAGGACGAATGGCAGGTCACGGCGGTGTTCCCCGAGCTGCTCAACCGCGACATCACCAAGTTCGCGTCGGCCATGCAGGCAGTCACGGCAGCGGTAATCCAGATGACCGAGGCCGGGCTGCTCACCGAAGAGACTGCCCTCAAGATCATCGCGGACGTGGCCCAGCGCTTCGGCCAGGACTTCGACGCCAAGACCGAGCTGGCCGCCGCGCGCGCAGAAGCGGCCGAGCGCAAGGCCAGGCGCCAGGCCGAGGACAGCTTCAACCTGCCCGCCGACCTGCGCGACGCACTCGCGGCCGGGAACGCCGCGCCGCCTGCGCCCGCACCGGCGCCTGCAACGTGACGCCCGAGCAGAAGCGCTTCGAGGCGGTTTTAAAGGAACGCCTGGCCGAGCGCGCCCGGCTGCTGCTCGGCGCCAATCAGGGCGTGGTGGCCCTGCTGCGCGAGGCGTGGGTGCAGATCTCGCAGCAGCTCGCCGCCCAGCCCGCCGACTGGCAACAGTGGCAGCTCACGCGGCTGCGTGACCAGCTCGACACCGTCCTGACCGCCACGGGCCACCAGGCGGGCGCCTCCGTCAGCCAGGCGCTGCGCCAGGGATGGACCCAGGGCGAGGACGTGGTGGACAAGCCACTGGCCGCTATCGGCCACAACGTGGAACTGCGCCTGGGCCTGCTCGACGCGCGCATCCTGGCGGCGATGCAGACCTTCGGCGTGGACCGAATGCGCGCAGTCACAGCCGAGGCGGCGGCCAAGATCGGGCAGCAGCTCGGCCTGGTCACCATCGGCGGCGTGACGCCGTTCCAGGCCATCAAGACCGTGCAGGCCATCCTGGCCGCCGACTCCACCAAGCGGGCCACCAGCATCGTGAACACCGAGGTCAGCCGGGCTTTCGCGGTGGCAGGCAAGGAGCGCCTGGTGCAGGCCGCGCCCCTGGTGCCGGGCCTGGGCAAGCAGTGGCGGCGCAGCGGCAAGATACACAGCCGCTGGAACCATGACCTGATGGATGGCGAGGTGGTCGAAGCCGGCAAGGCGTTCAAGGTGCCCAACCCTGGCGGGGGCTTCGACATGATGCAGTGCCCCCACGATCCCAAGGCCCCGCCAGAGCAGGTGATCCACTGCGGGTGCATCGCGCTGCCGTGGCTCAAGACCTGGCAGGTCATGACGCCGGGGGCCAAGCCGTTCACGAAGCGCGAACTGCAGCTCGATGGGCGCAAGGCCGCCCTGGACCATGCAGCGAAGAGGGCGGGGAGGCGAAAGGAATGAGGGGGCGCTAGGAGCGTTTAAACCGCTTCGATGCGGCAACCCCCTGGGATCACCTGCTTAGGGGCCTTGTCGGCTGATTTAAAGGGGGTTTAAAGCGGGTTGTGTCGTGATGTAATGCCCCACCCCAACAAACTGGAGCGGAGGCACGGTGATGGAGCAGGTGAAGGTGTCCTTGTACAAGGTTGCGTCATGCGGCTATTACCCGAGAGGGGATCATAGGAATCCACGGTTCGGGGCGGAGAGTGACATTCTTCGAGATCTCAAGCGTTGGGGTAACGGCAAGCAACTAGCGCACACTAAAACGTTTGATCCGCAGGATGGCGGCAATCACCTTCCGGTCTACCTCGTAGACGCAACCCGACGTGGTACAGATTGGCTACTAACTTTGTGGAACGAGTCCCACAATACGGATGGGACTGTTACCTCTATAAATGGCCAGGCAGCAGTCGGCAATGCGGATGTGTCAGAAACTGAAGTTGAAGAAGGACACATTCCAGGTCATGCGACGTATTTCTGGTTTTTGCCCGAGAACGGACTGATGGCTAGTGTTCGGTTTCAGCATCCGACAACCGGTGTGTCTGGGATGAATAAATACATGCGGTGTTTTGTTCAGCGCTTCACTTCTTACGTGGTGTTCAGCGAACCCGACGCAGACGGTCAGCGCACCATCGTTGGCTATCGACCAGACCGGAATTCCGATCCGGTTCATCTGAGCGCGCGATTTAAGACGGAGGTTTTTGTCAAGCCAGGACCACTTAACCAAATCCTCGCAAATGCTTCGAGTATCCGAAGGTTGGAAAGGAAGACGAGGCTTGATCTTGCCATACGCCCAGAGAGAAGTTTTTTTCAAAAACTACTGGAAGGTGTTCACCTCGCCGAGCATAAAACTGCTCAGCAAGAGGCAACTATCAAGTATCAGGTTGAGGTAGATGGTCTGGAGAAGGACGAAGTCAAAGAGATCATTTCACAATGGCGAGAGGAAGATCGGGACGATTCAGACTATGGGTTTGTTTTTCATGGTGACACCCATACGCACTGGCTGGGAAAGGAGTTTGTACGTGAGACCTTGGAGCTTGACGTCGAAAGAAACAATGCGGAACTGGTGCGCCCAGAAAGCTTGCTGCACGAATTGGCTCGCCACCGAGCCTACCTCCTCGGTCTGATGAACTGAAGGGATGATCGTGTTGCGGGTCTTGGCTTGGGTTTTTGCTCTTGTGGCGGTATGCGCCGGGGGATGGCTCGGCCGGAATGTCCCGTTTGCG